ATAGACATTTCTGCTGAACCATTTTCTATTTGTGGTCTAGTAAGTGTTACAACAGAGTTATAACCTATTTCTACGTCACCTGTAGTAAATGTTGCTGTAGTATTTACTCCGGTAAATGTCACAATTTTAGTTGCTTTTACACCTGCAAATAATAGTTTTCCACCTACCCATAAACGTGAGTCTAAAGATGTTGTAATGCTATCTAAAAAACCATAAGCATCTAAGTCTTCTAATGTAAAGCCAGATGTTGTAATAGATGAAATGTAGTCTACAGTTGTATCAGCTTTTGACCATTTATCTGTTTGCCAGTTATACATAAGCAATGTGCGACCAGCATTTACATTTACAAAGTTCCATACCACAATATTTTTAACAGGGTCTATTGCTGTACTGCATGAGTCAATTTGTGATAATTCACAGTTTGTAAAGAACCATTTATCTACTTTATCTGTGCCAATAGGTTTAATATTGATACCATCACATGAGTAGAAACCATCATCTGATAAGAAGTATGTAGTTTGACCATATTGTGCTACAGTTGCACCTGAAGTACATCCTAAACCACGTGAAATAGTGTCAAATTGGAAGAATAATGGTGAGCCAATATATGACATACGGACTATGCCACGCTCTAGCAAGACTAGACCAAACTCTCCACCTGTGATCCCTTGTATATTACCGCCGTCGCTGATTATCTGATAGTCACTTTGAGATGCACCACCTGGTGTCCAGTCTGTTTCGTCATTAATATCTGACCATTGTACTTTGTTAGGAGCGCCACTAATGTTAGCTGCCACTACAAAGTCACGAATAACTGTAATATATTTACATACAGGAGCTGCTGCTGCTAAGTCTGCAAAAGCTGTCGAACTATTTACAGTCCATGCTTGTATTTTGGAGTCATTGTTAGCAGCTAGTAATACGTCACCAAACTGAGCAAAACTCCATCTATAAATACTAGAGTAATTACCTGTCTTAGATACGTTAGTTAAATTTAATGTGCCTGGATCAAACTTAAATAGTTTAGTAGCGCCACCTGCAAATAACTGTGTTACAGTACTAAATTTACCTGCATACACATTGTTTAAGTTTTCACTAGCTGCATTAGAATAATCAACAGCAGTAGGAAATGGTGAGTAACCAATAGGCAACGGTAAAGTATTATTTACATCTATTAATGCACCTACTGTAGATGGTTGGTCTGGTAACCATTCTGTTAAATTTATCCTATTGGTAGCCATGTATTATTACTTCCTGTTATATCTGTCCATGTGTCTGAACCTGGTGGAATATCATTCCATGACTCTGAGCCAGGGGTTACAGGTGACCATTCTTCACCTAAAATTTTGCCTTTTGCTGTGACTGTAGATGTTGCATTTATTGCACCTACACCAGCTAATATAGCGTTTGCACTAGCGTTTAATAGTGCTTCTACTGTTATTTGACCAAAACCTTCATAAGTCATACCACCGTTAGCAGTCACAGTTGCTACGCCATTTATAGCACCACTACCTGTTCTAATACGTATAGCGTCAGCAGTAAAGCTAGAGTTAGCAAATATTGCGCCACTAGCAAATGCGTATACATAGATACCGTCTACATATAGTTGAGCTGTGCCTGTGATAGAACCACTAGCGTATATCTCAGAATATCCGTTAGCTGTGACGTTAGCAGTACCGTTTATAGCACCACTAGCAAATGCAATAGAGTATCCGTCTGCTGTAACTGACGCAGTAGCATTTATAGCGCCTGAGTTCAGTCTTATGCGATAAGCGTCTGCTGTAACGGTAGCTGTTGCATCTATTTGACCAGAGCCAAATACTACACCACTAGCAAGAGAACTAAATGCTGTTTGGGAAAAGGCTGATATGCCAAACATTAGTCAGCCTGTTCTGGTGTGTTACCTTCTGAAACCCATTTTAGGTAGGCTTGGTAGTCTGTGTTATCTGGGTCGAATGGGATAAAAGCGTTGTCTGATAAGCGAATTGCTTTTTCTTGACCACCAATAGGTTTCCAAAGTTTATAGTTTTCCATCTTATAACTCCGCATTTAATGAAATTGTTGCTGTTGCTTGTGCAGCAGTAGAGTAATTTGAAATAAGCCAAGAAATTGCGTCTGTAGAAGTTGTGTTATCAGCAGCTGTTGGAGATGATAAAGCACTACCAGAAGAATTAAATGCTGTTACAGATGAATAGGCTGCGACAGGAGTTGCTCGCATGGTTGTCTTAAAGCTATATGGTCCTGTTCTTGAACCTGTCCCTAAAGCTACTGTTGCAGAACATACTTGCGGAACTAATTGATAATACCTCTGACACAATGCTAACTCAGTGCCATACATTCTGCGTTCAAACGGTGTTGCTGATGTGTTTTGTTCTAGTTGGACACCTGTGATGTAGAAGGTAGCTCCGTTAGTGCCTACTACTGAAACTGTGCCTGTTGGTTGCACCAAGTTACCAGCAGTCCAAGCACCAGCAGTTCCACTATATGTTGCTCCAGAACCTAGACCAAAACGAACCACTACACCTAAAGAATTGGTCTTGTTCCAAGTACCGCTTTGGTCACCAACGATAGTTATAGATTTTTGTTCCCAAGTGTTTGCAGCAGAAATTGTGTAACTAAATGCATAAGAACGAGCTGGGTCGTTACTTAATGCTCCACCAAAAGTTCCTGTTAGTGAGCTGCGAACCCAAAAGGACAATGTAACTGTTTTAGCGTTTGCAGTTCCCCAATCTAAATCTGCAATGTTGTAACCTTCAATTGCTTGGTTAAACAAAAAGGTATCTCCTGTTAGTACAGAGTACGAAGAGGAGGAAGTAAACCCTAAATAATTAGTATATCCAGCTGGAGGAGTTACAGAGCCAGCGTTTTGTTGCCAAGTGCCTTTAGATGCTTGAGTTCCTGTGTAGTTCCATCTATCAACGGTATATGCATTTGCAGTTCCACTAGCACCAGCATTTCTTTGGTCTATCCTCATATCACCATTTATAATACGGTTCTTTAGCACATAAGGTGATGCTGCAGCTCCTTGTAGAGATGCGTCATTAAACGTGACTCCATTTGAGCCATCCAAAATCATTGACATTATGCTGCTCCCTCTGGTTTTGTAGCCCAATTGATTGTATTAGGAAAGCCAGCTTGTTGTGGCACATCCAATAATGCTTGTCTGTAATTAGCCCATGCTGTTTGTTGTTCTGTAGAGAATGATGCCCAGCGTAATGGGTTACCTACAATGCTATCTACTTCTTGTAGTAAAGCATCTCTTTGTCCTCTAGCGTTTTCTGCTAATTGTTCTGTTGTAGGTGGTGTCCATTCAGCTATTACACCAAATTCACCGTCTTTAGCTCTTTCAAATATATTGCGACCATGTTCTTCAGTATCATTAGAGTCAGCAGTAAATGGTAAATCTTCATTTATCTCTTCAAACCTAGCTGTTAAATTAACTGCCGTATGTTCTTGATTAGCCCATTTAAGGTTGTTTGCATATTTTAAATTTAATTTCATATTTTTCCTTTTATTAAGCTACTCTTAAAAACAATGTTCCTGCTCTTCCAGCACTGCTATTATATTGCCCCATAGCTTTCCAAGTTCCACTACCAGTTCCACCAGCAAATCCACTTTGAACAGTAGTCTCCGATGATGCGCTCCATTCACCAGTTGCTCTTCTAAATCCTATAAAAGTATATTCTGATCCAGCATAATTTGAACCTACTGTTATAGCTGCACTACCAACTGAGCCATTATTACCTAGCATCGCATAAGTTCCTACTGCTCCAGCAGAAGCACCAGCAGTTGCAGATAATACTTGGGCTGTTGTAGGTGTTGATGATGGGGGAGCTGCACTTGTCCATGTTGTGCCATTAGATGTTAAGATATTGCCATTTGTGCTAGGTGCTACAAATTGCACAGCAGAAGTGCCATTGCCTAAAAGAACATTATTAGCAGTTAGTGTATTAGCACCTGTACCACCATAAGCAACTCCTACAGTTCCTGTTGAGATTGCAGAGCCACTAACTCCTGTTGATGTTGCTGTAGTTACTATAGTCCCACTAGTAGTAGGCAACGTAAGTGTTGTCGTGCCTGCTACTGCTGGTGCGTCTAATGTAATAGTTCCTGACGTGTTTCCTGCGATTAAAATTGAGCTCAAAGTGTTTCCCCTTTATTCTTGCAATTGTCCATGTGCCATCTTTTCATAGGGATAATTCCTCCAGTTTTATTACAATGAGGGCAAGTAACTTTAGGAAAATGCTTTCCCTTCATTGATGGTATACGATTAATATTTG